TGGACGTGACCAAGGACTATGTGCGCCTGCACAAACGCTCTGGCGCGGAAGCCAAATGGGAGCTTGTGTCATTCGATATGGCCAAGCTGGACACATGAGCAGGATCGCAAGGGCTGAAGCGATATGGCTCTGGATAGAGGGCTGGTTTGGCAGACCACAAATTCAATGGCACCCAGTAGACGCAAACAGGCTATTCTGACGTGCCTGAAGCCGCTTGTGGGCGTTCTGGATACCAGCATAGCCAAAGAGCCGCCGAAGCGCGCTGACGGCTTCTATACCAGACCTGAGTGGCGTGCCCTGATGAAAGAGATCAAGGCAGAGCGGCCAAACTGCTGTGAGCGGTGCGGACGCACCGGCACGCGCCTGTTCGGGGACCATATCCGAGAACTGAAGGATGGTGGCGCTCCCCTGGACAAGCGGAACATCCAGCTTCTGTGCGGTTCCTGCCACACGGCCAAGACAGCGCAGGAGCGGGCGAAGCGGAACGCGGTGGAATACTGAAAAACGGCAGTTTTCCGCCATTCTACGAAGGTATGCGGCCACGTCATGAGGTGCGGGATTGGTATGCGTTTTCTCGATATGCTCACACGTCATGCATGGCCGCCATGCATGCGCTCAGTGGGTAGGGGGGGAGTGTCAATCTTGAGACGGTATCAGGCACCTGAACCGCGCCAGTGCCACGCGTGAAAATTTTTCCGTTTCTGAGTTTTTGAAGTGCGCACTTTGAGCGCAAAGGGAGGGGCTGTTGGCCAGAAAATCCGCTATCGACTGGGCAGCGGTCGAGACTGACTTTCGCGCTGGACGTCAATCAAACCGCCAGCTTTCGGAAAAATATAGCGTCTCTGAAAGTGCCATCCGCAAGCGTGCGAGCGCAGAAGGGTGGGTGCGCACCAAACCGGGAAAAGTGCGCACTTCAACAGCAAGTGCGCACCATCCCGTGCGCACCACCGCGCCACCTGCCGGAAAGCCCCGTTCCAACCCGGCTGAACCTGTCGATCATCTCCTGAGTGAGCGCATGTCGGCTCTTGCATCGCGCCTGCTGTGCGAGCTGGAAGATACGACGGCCCATCACGGGGAAATTGCCCAGGTGATTGAGGCTGAAACGGCAGACGACAACAATGAGCGCCGCCGGAACGCCATGCTGAAAGCCATCAGCACCAAGGATCGCGTGGAAACGCTCCGCGCACTGAAGCAGATCGACCAAATGGATCAGGGCAAGGCTGGCAAAAAAGGTGTGAAGGAAGAGCGGAAAGAGGCGGCAGAAAAGGCGGCATCTGGCCGTTTCTCCCGTATGTCTTCTCCCAAAATGGTGGTGAATAATGGCTAATGATACACCGAAAAAGCCCGCAGCCGGCCGCCGTAAGGCAGCATCTGCCACCAAGGCTAGCAAAACCACCCCACGCAAGCGCACATCGACGGCCAAAGCGGAGAAAGCCGCCGGTCCGACATGGACCACAGCCTGCCCGGGCTGGGAAAAACGCATCAAGGCCGGAGATAGCCTTGTGCCCTGCAAACCGCTGTTTCCTGCGGCAGCAGAGCAGGGCATGGCGGTGTTCAATGCGCTCAAGATTGTGGATGTGCTGCATGAGCCGACCATCGGGGAGTCCTGCCGGGACTGGCTGAAGGACTTCGCCGCGGCGATTTTCGGTTCCTATGACCCGGAGACAGGCCAGCGTCTGATTACAGAGTTCTTCCTGCTGGTCAGCAAGAAGAACACGAAATCGACCATTGCCGCCGGTGTGATGCTCACGGTTCTGATCCTGAACTGGCGGCAGTCTGCTGAGTTCCTGATCCTCGCACCCACCAAGGAAGCCGCAGACAACGCCTTTAAGCCTGCCCGTGACATGATCAGGGCTGACCCTGATCTTGAAGCCCTGTTTCATGTGCAGGACTACACCCGCATCATCACGCACCGGGAGACCGGGGCGACGCTGAAGGTTGTCGCGGCTGACGGATCTTCCGTAGTCGGCAAGAAAGCCACCGGCATTCTGGTGGACGAGCTGTGGGAGTTCGGGAAAAAGCCCGCAGCGGAAAACATGCTGATGGAAGCGACGGGCGGCATCGCCTCGCGTCCGGAAGGGTTCGTGATCTACCTCAGCACGCAGGCGGACGAAGAGCCGGCCGGGGTGTTCAAAAGCCGCCTGGACTATGCCCGGTCGGTGCGGGATGGAAAGATCAGCGCACCCCGCTTCCTGCCGGTCATCTATGAGTTTCCCCAGTCCGTGCTGGACAAACAGGGCCAGCATGATCCGGATAACTGGTACATGACCAACCCCAATCTCGGGGTATCTGTCTCGGAAGAGTTCCTGCGTGACAAATACGCGCAGGCCAAGGAGGCCGGAGAAGGCGTTCTGCGGGTCTGGATGGCCAAGCACCTGAATGTTCAGGTTGGCCTGTCCCTGCGCGAAAAGGCATGGGCCGGGGCCAAATACTGGGAACGGCGAGGCACCAGGTCTCTGACGCTAGAAGAGCTGAAGAAACGCTCTGACCTGATCGTCTGTGGCATTGATGGCGGCGGTCTGGACGATTTCCTGTCTCTGGCTGTGTTGGGGCGCGATTCTGAGACTGGCGAGTGGCTGCACTGGCAGCGCAGCTGGGTGTTTCATGATGTGCTGAAGGACAGAAAGGAAGAGGCTCCGCGCTATCTGGATTTCGAGAAAGAGGGCGACCTCATCATCCTTAAGGAAATGCGGGAAGACAATCAGCAGTTGGCGGATCTGGTGAAAGAGATCGACCAGACGGGCAAGCTCTGCATGGTCGGTCTGGACCCAGCCGGGGTCGCGGAAATTGTCTTTGCTCTGCATGCGGCTGGCATTGAGCAGGAACGCATCGTCGGCATCAGTCAGGGCTGGAAAATGACCGGGGCCATCAAAACGCTGGAGCGCAAGCTGGCAGATGGCACATTTTCGCATGGGGCGCGCCCCATCATGGCCTGGGCCGTTGGTAACGCAAAAGCCCAGGCGAAGGGCAATAACGTGGAAATCACCAAGCAGCTGGCCGGCGGGAAGAAAATCGACCCGCTGATGGCACTGTTTGATGCTGTGTCCTGCATGGCCCGCAATCCGGAGCCACCCAAGCGCAGCATTTATGATCGGGAGGAATTATGGGAGTCCTGAACAGGCTGTTCGGCAGCACGCAGGCCCCGCGCACGGAACGCATAGAGCCGAGCTTTCAGGCTTCCGGAAATCCGGAAAACCCGACGACACCGCTGACCGAGATCCCCAGCTGGTCGGAATTTCTCGGGCTGGGGCCGGATCATCAGGACTGGGCACCGCGTGTCACGGAACGCACGGCCATGTCCTGCTCTGCCGTCTATCGGTGCGTGACGCTGGAAGCCGGGGTGATTGCGGGCCTCCCGCTGAAGATCTGGAAGCGGGAGAAAGACGGGCAGCGGATTGAGCAGCCTAACCACCGGCTGGCCCCTCTGCTGAACGTCATCCCGTATCAGGGCCGGTCTCTGACGGCGTTCGCCTGGCGGGAACTGTGGGGCATCAATGTGTTGCTGTCGGGCAACCATTTCAGCGCCATCCGGTATGACGGCGCGGGCAGGGTGGTCGGGTTTGAATGCTTCCAGACCTGGCAGGTGCAGGTGGTGCGGGTACCCAGCATTCGGGGCGTGAATTTCTACGTCTGCACCCATCTGGATGGCACGACGGAGACCTTCACCCAGGACGAAATGCTGCACATTCCCGGCCCCGGCTTTGACGGCATCAAGGGGCTTTCCCGCATTCAGGCCTTTGCCCGTGGGTCTATCGGGCTGGCCAGCACCATGGAAGAGCGCACCGGCCGCATGCACCAGAACGCAGCACTCCCCAGCGGGGTGATGCAGGTGCCGGACAAGATGAGTGACCCTGCCTTCCGCCGGATGCAGGCACAGCTGCGGCAAAATTATGCGGGGGTGAGCAACTGGGGCCGCACGATCATTGTGGACGAGGGGGCGAAATATACGCCTTTCCAGCTTAGCCCGCAGGATCTGCAAACCATTGAGGCGCGGGGCTATCAGGTCGCGGATATCTCCCGCTTCTTCGGTGTCCCGCTCCATCTGCTGAACCAGACGGAGAAAACGACGTCATGGGGCACCGGCCTGTCTGAAAACACGCTGGCCTACCTGATTTTTACGCTTGATGCGGATCTGAAGCGGATTGAGGCAGAACTGAACGCCAAGCTGTTTGCGTCCGGCTCCTGTTTTGTGGAGTTCGACCGCGAGGGCCTGCTTTCCATGGACCCGCTGAAGGCGGCTCAGGTGACAGCGCAGGAAATCAGCAGCGGGCAGATCACCATCAACGAGGGCCGGGCCAAGCGCAGCCGTCCGCCGGTTCCGGGTGGCGATACTGTGCTGGTCAACAGCACGAACGTCCCGCTGGAGCAGCAGGCGGTGAAGCAAGTTAATCCAGCGCCCAACAAGAACTGAGGCACCATGTATAAATACAATTCGGCAGCCGCCCGGTTTTCCAGCCGGGCGCTCCTGGCGCATGCGCAGGCCGGACTGCCGCAGGAGCTGAGCACGCGCCCCCGTGCCGCAGCAGACCAGCCTGCGGGGATCTACCTGTATGACGAGATCGGCCTGTGGGGCATCACGGCCAAAGACTTTACTCAGGCACTGCTATCTGTCGGAGCAGGACCGGTGGATCTGCACATCAACAGCCCCGGCGGTGATGTGTTTGACGGACTGGCCATGTATTCCGCCCTGCAAAGCCATGATGGCCCTGTGAATGTGATCGTGGATGGTCTTGCAGCCTCTGCCGCATCGTTCATTGCACTGGCGGGCACAACCGTCAGCATGGCCCCCAATGCCTTCCTGATGATCCATAACGCATGGGGCGTCGTCGTCGGCAATAAGGGCGACATGACGGACACGGCGGGAGTCCTGACCAAGATTGATGGGCAACTTGCCAGCCTCTACGCGGGCAAGACCGGTCAGAAACCCGATGCCATCGCCCAGATGATGGACGCCGAGACGTGGTTTACCGCGCAGGAAGCGAAGGATGCCGGGTTTATCGACACCATCCTGCCCGCTAGCCAGAACAAGGCAGCCCCCACGCTGAAAGCTGGTGTTTTTGAGCACCAGCCGAAGCCGCCCGCCAATACCCTTTCCGTGCCGGACATTGCGGCCCGCCGCCGCATGGTCCGTCTGGCCGAAGCCGAAAGCTGACGCCCAACTCTCCGGATTTTCCGGACAGTTCACCTTCATTCCCTCAGCGGAGACAATTTGATGAAATCCAAGGAACTGCGCGCCAAACGGGCGAAGCTGATTGATGACGCTCGCGCTCTGGCCAATGGCGACACTATGACGGCCGAGCAGGCCACCCAGTTTGATGCCATGATGGCCGAAGCTGAGCAGATGCTGGGGCATATCAACCGTATCGAGCAGTCTGAGAATGCCGCCAAAACGCTGGCCGAGGGCATCGCAGCCCGCGCAGAAGACGGCGGCATCAGCCCGGATCAGCAGGAAACGGAAGAACGCCAGCACGCTCGCGTGTTCACATCCTGGCTGCGTGGTGGCATCGACGCGCTGCATGGACCGGATCGGACGTTGGCCATGAACCGCGTCATGGCCAGTCAGCAGTCCTTCAAAAACGATGGCAGCATGGGCACAAGCACCCCGGCAGGCGGTGGCTTCCTCGTTCCGCCGGCCTTTGCTGACCAGCTTCTGGTCGCGCTGAAGGCGTATTTCACGGGCTTGGATGAATTTGACGATATCACCACCGGGACCGGCGCAGATCTGCCCTGGCCGACCAATGATGATACGTCCCGCCGTGCCAAGATTGTGGGCGAGAATACCCCGGTCGGTCAGAGCGGCATGAACTTCGGGAATTCCATCCTGAAAGTGTTTCTGTATGCGACGGACGCTATCCTGGTACCCTGGACGCTGATGCAGGACAGCTTCATCGATCTGGACAGTTATATTCGGACGTGTCTGGGGACTGCCTTTGGTCGCACGCTGGCGGATCATCTGACGACCGGGACCGGGGATGGCATGCCGCTTGGCGTGCTGACGGCAGCGGCAGCAGGACCGACTTCCAAAGCAGCCGACATCAGTTACGATGATCTGCAGGAACTGATTTACAGCGTGGACCGTGCCTATCGTCCGGGCGCGAAATTCATGTGCAACGACGAAACCACAAAGCAGTTTGCGCTGCTGAAAGACACCATCGGGCGGCCGCTGTGGGTTCCGAGCCTGACGTCTGGCGTTCCGGATACGCTGTGCGGTTATCCGGTGGTGCCGAACGACAGCATGCCCGACCCGACGGCCGGTGCAACGCCGCTCCTGTTCGGCAACCTGAAAAACTACAAGTTCCGCACGACCAAAGCGGTCTCCATCGTGCGCCTGAATGAGCGTTACGCTGACGCTCTCCAGACCGGTTACTTCGGTTATGCACGGTTTGGTGGTGGTCTCCCGACTGCAGGCCAGCCGCTCAAAAAGCTGGTGATGTCTGCCGCTACTCCGGCTAAACCCACAGGAGGCTGATAATCTGTGATCAGCCTCGCTCTTGATGGTCCTGCCGATGCGGTCCCGCTAGCGCTGCTGGCGGACCTCAAGGCGGATCTTGGACTCACAGATGATAGCAGCAACACGCGTCTGACGCGCCTGCTGCTGGATGCTTCCAGTATGGCGCTGGCCTATATCGGTCAGCCCATACTCTCCTGCCTCTGGACGGAAGAGATACAGATCGAACGGGCGGACCGCCTGCGGCAGATCGTGCTTTCTGCACGGCCTCTGCTGTCAATCCAGAGCCTGAAACGCAACGGAGCTGACTGGACGGCAGAGCAGATTTCCGGCCTCGTGATCGACCGTAAGGCCGGTCTGCTCTCCTGCCCGCCAGAGGTGCGTCATCATTGGCATCCCGGCCATTACGTCCTGACCTATCAGGCCGGATACGTGCCGCCTTCTATGGCTGAGGACAGCACGGTGCAGACCGGCACGCTGCCACCCGTCATCAGTCGGGCGGTCATCCTGACAGCCTCAGCCCTATGGGCGGCCGGGGACCGAGATCCAAACCTGAAATCGGAAAGCGTGCAGGGGGTGGGCTCAACCAGCTGGGCCACAGTATCCGGCACCGGCGGCATGCCGCAGAGCGCTGCGGACATGCTGAAACAGTTCAGGGAGTAAGGTCATGGGATGGATTGCACAGGCACGCCGCCGCCAGATCAACCGCAAAGGCCGCCCCATGATCATCAGGCGTCCGGGCCAGCCTGCAGGCGTGACCATGCAGGCCTATGCGCCACCGGCACAGGCGGCCCAGATCATTGATGGCATGGGAAGTGCCGCCTTCATTGCTCAGGTGATGGCGGACGCTCTGACGGCCCATGGCACGCCTGCCAAGGACGACACGGTGCAGGACGGCCCCAAAACCTACACGCTGACAGACGCGACGCCAGTCTATGACGGGCCAACCCTCTGCGGCTGGACGCTCATTGCAGCAGGAGGCGAAAGCCATGACGACACCGGCAGTCTGGTCTGACGCCTGGACCCGCGCCACAGCCGCTGCACAGGCGGACGGGACGCGGGTGCTGGATCAGGCCGCACAGAACCCGGACGTGCCCACCGGGCCATTCTGGGTCATGGAAACCACGTCCGGCACGTCTGACCGCGCCGGGGCCGGTGAGCCGGTCAATGTGGAAGACGGCACCATCTGGCTGCACCTGATGGTACCCAGAGGCACCGGATCTCTGCCAGCCCTGACCAGCCGCAAGGCCATGTCCAATGCCTTCAGGGCCGCAACCGGCCTGCCGGAAGGCCTCGCCTATCATGAACACAGCTTCGACCCACCAGACCTGAACCAGCCGGGCAACCGCATCCGCTTCAGCCTTGGGATCGACTATCAGTATCAGGATATTCTGACATGAAATTCTTCCCCCTTTACGAAACTGCGCCCGGTGCCGGTGCCTACCAGCTTGGCTCTGCCGAGATTGAAGCAGAAAGCACCTCTGCGGCTGTCGCCATTGCGGAGCAGTCCGCTCCGGAAGGCTGCCGCACAGGCGTCTGGCCTTACAAGGCTGTCGCTGGCCTCCCGGATAGTCAGGCGCCAGCAGCTGATGAAGTCGGGAAGCTCTATGATGTGCTTTCCCAGCCCGCAGGCCCGACCGGCACTTTCGCCCCCAGCGGGCAGGTATTTGGCTCGTTTTCCGCTGATGCCAGCGGTATGGCGCTTTCTCTGGAACGGTTCTTCGGTTTCCGTCTGGGCCTGATCCCGCAGGGTGAGAAGCCTGCATCGACAGCAGCGCCCACTCCGGCATCCTCCAGTGGCACGACATCTGCTGCGGCGACAACCTCTGGTAGCGCCTCCACCGTCAGTTCCGGCGTCTCTGCTACCCCGGCCGGCTAATCAGCCAGCCATCATCTGTCTTTCACAGGCCGCCACTGAGCGGCCTTTTTTTATGGGGTGAGTATGGCCTACACGGGCGCTACAACCGGCTTTGCAGCCGGCGCAGAAACCAATGCCAGCGCGGTCGATTACGCGCTGGAAACCACTTATAACCAGCCTCCGACCGGGGCCTATCAGGCACTCCGCTATACGGATTGCTCACTTGCGGTCAATGAGACCGAAAGCCAGCCGGACGAAATCAACGATACCCCTGAAATGGCGCAGTCCGTCCTGAATGGCCGGACCACACAGGGCAGCACCTCTGGCATCCTGTCTGCTGTCACGTATGAAGACATGCTGGCGGGCGTGCTGGGGGCCGACTGGACAGACATTACGATCGTATCGACAGGTGTTGCGTCTGATTCCGGCACATTTATGTACCAGCCTGATGATAACATCGGTGGTAATACAGGGTGCTGGCAGATCAGCCTGGCCAACAATACAGCAGAAGCTTTGGGTATCCCGAAGTCCGGCGTAATGCTTCTGACAGATAGCAATATCAAGGCTGCAAATCTTGCTATTCCCTACAGGGCGAAAGGGAACAGCATTCTGGTTCCTATCGGATCTATTCCCAATACCACCAAGGATGGCATTGCAGCATCAGGTGCTTCTCTGGTTTTCAACGGTATTACCAATGGCAAGATCGGGAAAACCTTTACCTTCCGGAAATACCTCTCTGGCAAATGGGAGCTGTATTCCGGAACGATGATCAATCAGGTGCAGATCACCCTGCAAAAGCAACAGCCTGCGACCATCAGTATTGATCTGGTCGGGTCTGACCTGGCGGTATCAGATACCGATAATGCCGCCTCAGTCACGCCACGCACCGCAACCCCGCTGATTGATACAGTGGAGGGATTTCTTGGCTGCTCCATCTTCGGCAATGCGCCGTCTGGCTGCATCCAGTCTGCCACTATCACGCTTTCACGGGATGGCGCTGGGCAGGACACCGGTATGGGCCATGTCGGGGCCTGCGGCGTGCGGTTTGGCAGCTTCAAGGCTGCGATGGAAATCACCTACCTGTTCCGTGATTACAAGCAGTTTACAGACTGGGCAGCCGGGAAAACCGGTCTGGTCACGGTTGGCGTGCAGGGCAGTGATGGCGTGGGTTACCAGTTCGCAGTGCTCAACGGCATTATCCGCAACCCGAAAACACCGATTTCAGGGAAAAACCAGACTGTGGCGGCAACTGTCTCCATCACGGCAAACCCG